TCACGGAGAGATACCTACCCGACGCAAAGCTATCTATTTTCTGATCGACGCCAATCCGAAAGGTCACCGGAGCCGACCAGGTAGGAGGCGCATCAGCCACCATTGAGCCGCCTATTTCCACAGTGATAGTCCCGCCCGTTTGTCCGTCGATTCTCGGGAATATCCCCCGGCAAACCTTCATACTATACGGGTCGTCCATGTGCATCCCCGACCGTTCCAAAGTGGCGTTTATCAGTGAGCCGAAATCGGTTGTTCCAGTGTCAGCCAGGCTAATCAATGGCGTGGAATGAGACATAAGCAATCTCGCTTCTGCCGGGGAATACTCGTTTTCATTCCAGGAGGTGGCGTCTGAGTTCCAGGTCTGAGTATCTGCCGCCCATGTATTGGTGGACGAGATATTAAATTGACCGAACGCCCCATAAGTCACGTTTGACAGCGTACGGATAGACCAGGTTTTGCTTACCCAATTCCAGACGCAGGCGGTATTACAAGTGCTTGATACCCCATAGGGGAAACACACCCAAACTTCGTTCCTTTGAGGATTCGCAGTAACAAACGAGCGTTTGTAATTGGTCGAATCAATGTTTTTGAATATGTAATCCCGAATCACCGCATTTGCGATTGATTGAGCGCCTTGACCGTTATGCACGATCACATCACCCGCAGCCAGCACAACATGACCTGCAGGAGTGTTGACGCCACAACCAGGAGCCAGCATCCCTACATCACCAGGGAGCCTCTGAAACCTAAAGATATAAGGCGCACCGACATAGCTCATGGCATACATCGAGCGCTCTTTGTAGACGATGTTCAAATCGCCCATTGGCAGACAGTCAACCAGCAAATCAGGGGTTTCCGCCAGGTCTTGTTCACCAGCGTCTTTAGCTGGGTTGGTTTCGTCCCAATCACCCGCGGCCGTAATCGAGCCAGGGTTTAGTGTGGTTGACCATTTAACCATGTGGGGGTAATTGGTCGTGCTTTTGGTTATGTTCAGGGCAACAATGAAGTTCTTAAATGGCCTGAGAACAGCCGCTTTCCATGTGGCAGTCCAGCCGGGGATGGTTGCCAGAGTACCCGTCCCCGCCCAATATGTCGGGTTGTCAACCCCATTGTTGAGAATCAAAACCCCGTTAATCGAACCGCCTGACCAACGGTTATCAATACCCCCTGTGGGCGCTGTGCCTGTGATATTCGTCCGGGTTGTGCCGTCGTCAGCGTAAACCGCATTAGTCCCGGCGTGTATCCAGTATCTGGCTGTGGTTGTCGCGTAGGGAGTTAGGAAATAAGGCGTAACCGAGGGCGTGTTGAAAACCTGCGTCATTCCGCGAAAACGAGTGGCGTACCCGTCAGCGAAGCGCATATTTTGCGAGATATTCCAAAACCCCGGCCCGATTTCCTCGGGGGTCAGGTCGCTATTTATCCCGCTGCCGCAGTTTTCAATTTTCGCCCGCATTAAATCACCCAAATAGCCGCTTGAGCCGCGCCAGACAGTGCCAGAGCCTCGGCTAGTTCACTTGGCGTTGCCTGAATCACAGAGTTATTCGCCAGCACCCAATTTACATTTGGTGTCCCGGTGGCCTGCAGGGCAATGATCGCCCGAGCCATACGGGTTTGCGAAATCTCATCGCCGTCAAACGTGTGCCCTGCGGTGGTCGTCACCGTAATCCGGGAGACGGCATCAGTGCGAGCAGCTTTGGCTATCTCGCGGGGGTCAATGTAACCGACTGGATAAATCATGCGATTGGCCCTGACATGGTGAGGTTAGTTGCGCCTGTGGAGCGTAGCCATTTATTTGACGTAAGCGCGGTTAGCATGGTTGGCAGCGCCCAGGTGTACCAAGTACCGCCGTAGTTGACTGCCGCGTCTGTGAGCGTGTCTGAGATGATGATTGAAGGGACCGCAGCCACCTGGAAGGATGAACTTATCGTTGTGCCTGTGACGGTCAATTTATCAAACGCCGCCGAGCCGATGGAGTAGATATTCGTGCCCGTGAAATCGGTTACGAAGTTTGAAGCCACACTACCATAAGGAACAAAAGCCGCGCCGAATGTCAGGGTTGTGCCCGAGATCGTTACGGCATATATACCCCCACCCGCACCAAGCTTATGCCCGAAAAGCATCGTCGTGCTGTTGTATTTAATCAGCGGCTTGGCAGGGTTGTAGATATAGCGTGACTTGTCATAAGCCGCAGGGAGGTCTGTGGCGCGGGTTGTGACGGTTCCTAGAGTGGCAGTCGTCCCTGAGACCGAGATGCCGTAAAAATCGCCCGATGTGCCCGTGGTGCCGTTGATACAGACAGCGATGTAAGACACGCCGTCATCATAAGCCGCGACCACGTTTAATCCGTTATTAGCCTCAATGTTTGTGCCCACAGAGGTGGCATTAAGCGTGATCGTGGTGCCTGATACCGAGCCGATGCAGACGGATAGGGCGCGAGCGTTTGCGCCGCCACCCGTAGCCAAAACAGCCAGCAAAAATTCTGTGTTGGATGAACGGGCGATGTATGTATAGCCCACGCCGTTACCAGCAGCGCCAGCAGCAACCGCAGTACCCGCCGTGATTGTCGTGCCTGAAACCGTGAGGGCAATCAAGCCTGTGGTCTGTTTTGTGTTGGCGACATACAAGCCGTTGTTTAGCTTGATTGTGTTGATTGAATCTTGCCCCAATGCAACCGCAGCGCCGAGGGAAATCGTTGTTCCTGAGACTGAGCCAGCTTGAAAACTTGATGTGTTTGCCCCAGTGTTACAAGCCACAACAAACGAGGTCGTGCTATCAGCCCACACCCCGAAGCCTGTGGCGTTGTTGTAGGCCATCATCGCAATCGGAGCGCCTGCCGTGTTTGTCAGGGTGTTGATTGCAACTGCGTAAACCTGTGATCCAGACCGATGAATGACTACGACGAGGTTAGTATCTAGCTGGGCTGTGCCGAGGACGCCGTTACCCGAAACCGTGATTGACGCAAGCGTGGGAGGGGTCATCGAGACACCCGAACCCCATATCCCGTGAGCGGTAACTGTGGACAAGGGAGGAACTATCCTAAGAGCACCCGCAGTTGCACCCGTAGCCACCGACCACCCGTCAGAGGTTGTCACCGTTGTGGGGACTGCCGTGGAGTTGGATGGATAGATTAAGCCAAACGAATCTGTGCCCGTTAGATCGGGGAGGGTGTACGAAGCGTTAGCTGCTATTGTGTAGTGTGAGTTGGGGTCTGTGAGCGTGCCACCTGAAAGGGGCGCTAGTTTGATGCGGGAGTCGTCTGACCAGCTTGCCACCGAGCCGTTCGTCTTGAGAAACTTATTTGCATTGCCCGACTGACCAGGGAGTTGCCCACCGATGCCCGTAGAGGCAATTAGAGCCGCCTGAACCATTGCTGTGGTGGCAAGGGTTGTGGTGTTGTCAGAGGCTGATGCAGTCGGGCCTGTAGGGTTGCCCGTAAACACCGGGGATGCTTTTGGGGCAAGATTGGGAACTGTGTTGAGGTCTGTTTGAGTGACCGTCACCGCGCCCGTGATATTGGGAAATGTCGCCTTGACAGCGGATTTAATCACCCGCAAGTGATCGTCGCCTTCGCTCTTTGGGTCGTTAGACGCAGGGAGAGCGGTATTGAGCGAGTTGATATAGGGTGCGGTTTCTACGGACATGGGTTTACCTTAAACAGCGACGCGCACACGCAGTGCAGAGCCTGACCAGTTAGAACGCTCGTCAGCGACTTTGAGGGATTCGATCTCGGAATTAAACCGTTGCACCCAGAGGGGCAGACGTTCATCAGCAAAGCCAAACGCGCTTGCCTCGATCAACGCCCCAAACAGATACAAGCTCGGATGGTTGGTCAAAAGCCAGTTTGTCCCGGCAGTCTGAATTGAATCGAACTTCTTGTAATACGTGACCGCGAGTTGATATGACGAGTCAGGAACGGGGCCTAGTTCCATATTAGAACCGACGATTGTGTAGACTTCCGGCTTGGAATACGTGGCGTTTTCCGGGAAATTGTTGTCCAGGGTTTCATTCGTGACGTAGGTCAAAACCCTGTTTGGCTGACCGACCAGGACAACGGAGTCAAATTCAAGCCAATCCGTAGGAAGTGCAAGAGTTCGAGAGCTTGCCGTTGATGTAAGGGTTGCCGTTGTCAGCATCGCACGGATGCGGAGATCTCGGGCGAACTTAGATTCTAGGAGGGTTATAAAGTCGGGGATGAACGCCGTTAAATCGGTGCGTTTTGTCCAATCGGCAATGCTTTGCGAAAGGTTGGCGTACGTGTCGAGCATCAGTAAGACCCTTCAAACACC